TTTGTAGCATTTCCATATTGGATATGGAATAGTCCATTACAATCTACTCTAGCTGCATCTAAAGTTCCACCAAACGATGCCTCTCCATCAAATCCAATGCTAGACGTTAATCCACTACCATCATAATGAGCAAATACATAATTAACACTATTTGTTCGTAGACCTAAGTAGGTAGTTTCACCTGATGGATCTGAATAATCAACTCTGAATCCGACTCCACCAGCTGGCACGTCTGGTGTAGTTTTAATAGAACCACTAACATCTAAAGTACCAGTAATATCAACTTTACCATCTGTTTGAATTTTTACTAAATCAGTAGCCCCATGTTTAATTCTTAAGTGTTGTTCACCAAAAGGCGAACCAATATTCATTTGATTATTTCCACTACTATCTTGGAAAGCAATCAGGTGTTCAGTATTATTACCAGCGTGATTATCATCTTTAAGTTTTATCTCTGGATTGCCATTTAATATAGTTAAGTCACCTGTCTGACAAGCATCAGTAGTTGTTAAAGCACCAGTAAGAGTAGTGGCAGCTAATGTACCAACTACATTTACCACACCAGCACCGAAATTTGCTACCTCAGTACCAGCAGCAAATAAATCTAAAGTATCATTAGCGTGATCATATTGAATTCTTCCAATAACACTTGATTGAGCATCAGCAAAATAAAGAACACCAAAACCATTAGCAGTATTTTGAAGTGTTATACCAACATTACCACCTCCTCTTTCTTTAATACAAAAATCATCTGCATCTGCATGAAAACTATCTGCTCCATTAAGAAGAACAGCTCCATATCTATTAATTTGTAATCTTTCTACACCTGCACCATCAGTTGCATCTGAAGTACCAAGTATTAAGTTTGCACCCTGTTCTTGGGAAATAAATTCATAATCTCCACTAGAGTTACGACCAATCTGAACATATTTGGTATTATCATAACCAAGTGTAGCTTGAGCAGTACTAGTGTTTATTATTTTAAGAGAACTAAGAGTTCCGATTTCTGTTATATTAGACTGAGATGCTGTTAGAATTGGACCTTCAAATCCAACAGCAGATTTTAATTTAATACTTCCAACCCAAGCAGAATCAGTTGAACTATACAAAAATGTATGATCCGTAGCACCAGCTTCTAGAACAATACCACCACCATTTGCCGTAGAATTTGAAGGAGTAGCAACATCACCCAGTTTAATTACCTTATCATCCACCGTAAGGGTAGTAGAATTTATAGTAGTGGTTGTGCCATTAACTACAAAATTTCCATCTATAGTAACTGTTCCAGCACCACCATTAGAACTTATAGAAAAAACACTAGGAACATTTAATCCACCACCAAGAGTAAGAGCAGCACTTGTTGCTACACTACCATCTGATTTCAAATAAGTTCCAGCAGCATTATCTACTGTTGCTTTTTGAGTCCAAAAATCAGAAGCAAGAAGATTAATCTCTTGTCTCTGCTGTTCAAACGTAAAATGGGTTGCTACATTTCTTTGTGGCATTTTGCTGATCCTCTAGTTAGTATGATGCGACTGCTCTCAAATCTTGTATTTTTGGAACGAAAGCTGGGTTATATGATTTCATAACAATTTTCACTGCGAATGACGAAAACTCAGGAAGATCCTCAACACTATATGTTAATTCTTGATATGATGATTGCTTTTCAGTAATACCACTTATAGAATTTTCTGAAGTAGCAATTGTATAATCATCAGGCAACCCTGTTGTATTAAAGTTTACCCATTCAATATCTTCAAAATTCTCTTGAGATGAAGATTTCTTTATTCTATATAGGAGTGCGATATTGTTAATATCACTTGTATTAGCAGTGATCTTGATATTAATACCAGTAGCAGGATTCTCAATAGAAACTTCTTTTGTTACATATTTTGCAATAGAAGAACTGTCCTTGGACTTAGTATCGGAAACGTAATCAATACCATCCGTATATGTTACTTTAGAAACTTGAATAAATGCTTCTTCTCCTGTTGTTTGTCCACTATAACCAATGTAATCATCTACACGGAAAACATCAGCAGATTGTGTATTTGGATCAGCTGCTCTTGCAAATGTAAGACTAGTATCAGACTTACTAGTATAATCATCGTTGATAGGTAATTTATCATTAATAACTGTAAGTTTACCTAATTTATTATCCCATAGTACAATTGTACCATCTATAATATTGTCGTAAGTATTTACAAAAGCATCTGGACTCTTAGCTGTAACTTTTGTAATAGCGGTAACATTGGGGAATGAAGGAACTATTTGAGTTATACTTGCATTATCAACAAAAACTTTTTCTGTGCCATTATCATTCAAGTATGTTTGAGTACCAAATTTAAGAGTCTCACCAGGTGTAAATGTATTTGTGGTCTTAAGATTTACCCACAATTCAGTTCCACTGATCTTAACTATAGTTCCAGAAGCATTACTAGTTAAACCAGTAATAGTTTGCAATCCTTGTTCCTTGGTATTATCAATTGCAATAGTAACTGGTTGACCACCAGTACTAGTAGTAGTATGAGAGTTTGTTACCTTAAATTTATAAACAGGATAGAATTCTAAAACTTGATCCCTGCGACCAAATCTATTTTCCTGCCCAAGACCATTCTCAACTCTATTAGAAATAGTTTTAATAGATGCTCTAGAAATATCAATTAAAGGAGATAAATGAGATACAGTACTTGAAAGATCAACCCTGTATGTTAAAGATCTATCAATATTATTAACAGTCTGGTTAATTGTTGATGCAAGCACTTTCTGATTAACAAAGAAGAAATCTTCATTTAAGAAAGTCTTTTCATAATCTGATTGAGTATATGATGCAAATGTACCAACATTATCATCTACAGGAGCAATATTGGTCGTCTTAACATAACTATCAAGTTTTGTTTGACTAAATGTGAGATTGGGAACAATAGCATGTAACTTCTCAAACTTTCTATTATGAGATGCAAGCACACTAGATCCACCACCAAATGCATTTGATGCTGCTCTACTTGATGATGTAATAGTGTAACTATCAACACCCACATTACCAACTTTATATAAATCAGTATTCAATCTAGATGCTGTTATACCACCAACATCTTGTGATCCCTTAAAGAAAACATAAGAATTTCCAGAATCCTCAAATCCATTATCATGATGATTAACTTTAATATTAAAGTTATTATTTTTAAATAAAGTAGATGTAGCACTAGTATTAGATGCAGCATTGGTTTCAATAGGATTTAAATCCAATTCTTCATAACCAACATCTTCATTACTGAGAAGAAGTTCTGCTGTCCTAGAAATATCAAATTCTGCACGATGTAAATTAAACTTAAGATCTTCAAATAGATCCTCTGTCCAAGCATTAGTATTCTGAGACTTAAAGAGAGAACCTAATGCAGGTTGTGTTGTGACAGTTGTGCTAGTGGCAATTTCTATTTCACCCAACTTAGAAGCCCATACAAGATAATCAATAGAATCTGTCTCAAGAACGAGAGCATATTCAGTATCATTCTGTAGATATACAGGATAATCAAATTCAAATTTTGTAGGAGTTGTTGATTGTGTAACTGTACTTGTTGTATCATCAATAGATACACCCATTCTAACTGCTGGAGTATCAATAGTAATAATAGATTCAATCTCAGCACCCGAATTACCAGTCCCTGTACCGCTGATAACAACAGCTGGTGGTTCTGTATACTCTGATCCAGAAAGAACGATCTCAGAGTGGTACACCTTACCCCTACCAACTCTAACAGTTGCTGTAGCAGTACCTCCACCTGGTAATTGTGGACTCTCAACCGTTACAATAGCAGAATCATAAGAAGAACCAGTATTTGATACTTTCAATCCAGTTAATCTACCAGAATCTTTTGCTATCTTAAGAGTGTTGGTTGTATTATTTGCATTATTGGCAACAATTAAAGAAGGAACGGATAAAGTTTCATCTTGTTTGAAAGAAACTCCTGTATGATTATCTAAAAGAAGAGTATAAACTTGATCATTCAATAAAGTAAATACTCCAGAAGAAGATGAGACTACTTCAATATTATTTTTATCAAATACCCTAGAAATAGGACCAGAAGCATTGGATATCAATCCTGTTACTTTTTCTCCCTTAGTTACATTAAGATTGGAACTAGCAACAACTCTCAAATATGTGTCAGGAGTTAAAACCTTTTGTGTTCCAGGAACAATATTTTTACCTGGTTTACTATTTTCAACATCAGTTAAATAAACTCTAATAGGAATATTAGCACTCTTAGTGTTAAAGAATAAATCAACACCTGTTGTAAACACACCACCTTCAAACCCTTCAACAGTAAATGTTTGAGCAAGTGGATTTGGTTTAACTGGATTATCAGTATTACTGTCAGTTACCTGTGTTCCTTCATTTGCTTTGAAGAAAGCAGGTGAAGTAGAAACAATGGAAGATGGATTCTCAGGAATCAATCCAGTAGCATAATATTTAACTTCAGCATATGTGTCTACTTCATCTTTAGATGCATCAGAAGAACTTGAAGTAAATCTAATAGTCTTAGCACCAGTAGTAAATCTCATTTCAGAAGAATCACTATCATAAGATACAGTATCTACATTTCCAGTCCATGTACTATTTTCTCTTGGTGGTTGTCCAGCAGGTACTAATAGTATTCCACTAGCATTACCATTTTCATCTGTAACTATAGGTCCATTAAATGCTGTTAAAGAACTAGCAGCAATTCCTGTATACCTACCATCTGGATTGACCCAACGAGATACATCTCTTCCTTCCATAAAAGGATAGACCTTCGTGTTAGGCTTAAGACGATTAATTACATACTTAATAGGAACACTTCTAGCAAAGAATGATAAAGAAGTAGAAACCACATTTGATCCTACACCTTTTGTACTAATACCTTTACCTATCTCATTATTCTGTGGACTGATATTTGAAGAACTAGAAACAGAAGCATTAGTAACACTTGAATCTGCCAAAGAACTGTTAGTATCAGAGAAAGAATTAATATTAAAAAATGCTCTGTTTGCTCCAATCCAATTAACTTTATATGAATTATAAAGACTTGAAAGAGACTCTCTAATAGAACTTTTTGCTAAGAAAATAGAATATAGATTTGTATTATTGTCAGTTACCTGTGGTTCTACTGAAGTATCATACCAAGAGTCTACACTAGGTGAAATAAATGAATCACCAACATATTGAAGAACAACAAATGGGTTGGGATTAATTGTCTTAGTAGCAAATGAATTGCCAAGTAAATTCAATTCTGTATATGGAAGTGTTATACGATCTCCAGTTCTTCTATATCCAGCAGTAATTCTTTGATCTTCTCTAGAATAGACTTCTGTTAGTTTATAAGAATCCTCTCTAGATTGAGCTCTCATAACAGATTGTTGTGTATCAATAGCACACTTATAATCATCAGATCTTAAAGACCCAATTTTATGTGCTTCAAAATTATCAACTATAAACCCACTCTTATAACGATTACTTCCTGTACTATCAATAACTTCCATATTTAGTGCTTGTTGTTCAAGAACACTAAGTGTGGTGTAATACTCTAATCTTTCAATACGTTTTTCTAACTTACCAATATCACGCATTGTATATCGCTTATTATCAATTGGTGATATACGTACATCTTTACTTGATTGTGTATAAGCAGGAATATAAAGATATGCTAATGCAATAGCATCACTTACTGGATCTGGTTTAGATGGATTAAGTGAAGAATTACCTTCCTTAATTATAAAATTACCTTTTTTATTTAAGAAGACACCATCAATTCTATCTAAGTATTGTTTCTGTGTGAATGAGAATGTATATTCTAATCCATTATCAGGAGCAGGTGTACTTGAAATAATACCACCAGTTCCAGTGAAAGATCTGGTATTTGCTGATCCTAAAAGTGAATTATTATCAAAACCAGAAATTATAGAATCATTATCTACTTTTGGTCTAAAATCAAGAACATCCTTCAATGAAACAATACCCAAAGCAGGGGAATTATATGATGGAATATCACCAGAACCAACACCAGCTTCATGTAAATACGAATCAACGGTACAGAAATCACCAGCACTATGATCAAAATAATCAAAAGCAATAACTAATTTTCCTGTAGGTACTTCAGAACCAGGTTTTAAGACAATTCTTGAAGTGTCATATAAGGTATCTCTTTGCCCATCATCAAACGTAAACCTATCAGTAATATCAATACCACTAACAAGTGTTCCTGTCTTATCTACTGTTGGAGCATCAGCAGTAGAACCCATATAAACATACTTTAATTTATAGGCATCGGCATAACTGTATACACTAGTTGAACCAGTATCATAATCCGTTCCACGGAAAGGAATTATACTATCTCCAACTGAATCAATTATAATCCTCTTATTTGTGATAGCAGTTTTAAGTCTTGGTTTTGCCTTAGTTACTTCTAATGTAGCTGTTAATTTAAACGTAGGATACGTTGGGTTAGATGGCATTGCGCCAAAATAAGTATCAGGTAGGTTTAAAGTAATACTACCAGAAGTTAAACCACTAGCGGAATCAACAGAAGATGAAATGCCTATTTGATCTGAAGTAACATAAACAACATCACCTTTAGCAATATTTGGAGCAGATCCTGGATCTAAAACAGTAATAAGGAAATTACTTTCATTAAATGAAACAAATCTTTGTGTTCCAAAATCCAATCGTTGAGAGAAAGTAATCTTACCACCACTAGAAGTACCAGTAGTTACAAAATCTTTTCTAATATAATAAGATATTTTAGAATCTTCACCACTCGCAGATATAGAACTAATTTGATTTGTTCCTGTCTTATAAAGAAGAGTTCCTGAATTAAAATTACTAATTGCAGGACGTACTCTAACAACACTACTATTACTTACATCAGCAGGAAGTGATCTATCCAAATAAATTCTAGACTTCAATACACCAGATG